TTATTCCTTTTTTTGAAGTTCTTTCAAAAAGGATACGTAGGCTTTCAGATGAGCCGGAGAGGAATGGCGTGCGATTTCGAGAAGCTGCTTCATATCCGGGTTCTCTTTCAGCTCTCTGGCAATTTCCAGAAGTTCAGTGTCCTTTTCCTGGGATGGGATAGGTTCTCTGCCGAGAAGGAAGTCCACAGTCACGTGGAAGTGATCGGCCACTCTGGCAAGTCTGTCTCCGGAGGGAGTAGTGTGCTCCCATTTTTTTATGGTACCATTTCCGAATCCGCAGGTGCGCTCCAACCCGGCAATTGTGATTTCATATTCTCTGCAGAGTGACTTCACTCTTTCATACAGGCTCATAATAGACTCCTTTCTAATAAGATATATAAAATGGTTAAATAATTGTTGACAAATAGTCTGCAGACTATTATAATTAATCCATAGTCAACGGCAAACCTCATAAGTTTCCCACTGTAAGCTAATAGTAGGGCGCCTGCCAGGGTTTGTCAATGACTAAATATAAGGTTCTTGTTTCATTCAAGTGTTCATGGCATTGCAGTTTAAGCTGCTTTCACAACATGCTATCTGAGATTTAGTATTTCTTAAACAATTCTAAAATCATTTATTTTCCAATAAAAACCCTATTTAACAATGAGTAAAATAACATCAGCAATTTTTATCAAGACTACTTATGGTTCTTACCATACGTGCTGTTTGTGGAAGAGAGCATTTCTGTATGCTCATGAATTGGGAAATGTCCTGCTTTTATTCAGGTAATCCCCCTGGCCTTGGAAAATGGGACGCGCACCAGATTGTGTGAAAAAGAACTGCTTTTGGAGGTGATGATACGTCTGAGACGAAATACGGAAGAAAGGAGAAGAGATTGCTATGAAAGCGTTTCTTGAGGAATATGGAATTATCATTATTGTGGCAATAATCGCCCTTTTGATGGTTGTATTGGCCACTCCTCTGGGACAGTATATCGGGACGGCAATTGCCGGGACTGTCACGGATTTTATTAACGAGTCCGGCATTACCAATCCCCCTACCTGGACCAACTATGTCGCAGAGAATTGATACAATGTTTGTATTCGTTCTCTGCGGCATTTTTATGCCCGAAAACGCCGATTTTACAGGCTTTTCGGGCTGTTTTATTGTTTGCTGCGAGTGCCGGAAGTTCCGGCGAGCGTTGATTTCATTCTTTGAAACGCCGATTTTGCTTTCAATCGCCGCTGTGCCTCCGACAAATCGTTAACGAGCAGCATTTTTGGTGCATTTTTTGAGCTTTGGTGCATCTTTGGTGCAAACCGGATTTTCACAGTTTATCTGCGGAAGCAACGCATAAAAAAGCTCCCCGCATCGCTTTCGACACAGGGAGTCTATGCCCATCGCTTAATCAATTTCGCTGCCGTCCATCAGGGTAAAAACCAGACGCCCGTCGGCGTGTACGGTCGCCTTTTCCACGACTGCCAACCACAGCCTCTCGTCAAATTCCGTAAGCGGCCCGCGCTGCTGCTCCATCGTGTCAATAAAAGCTGTGAGCACCGTGCGCTGGATTTTTCGTTTTTCTATTTCGGCTTTAAGCTCATCGATGCGTTTTACCACTGCATTGTACTTTGACACAAGTTCCTCCTGCCGCTTTTTATAGGCTTTCTGATCCTGTGCCGCCGATGCGTTTTCAGCGATGTGCTTGCGATTCATTTCGATAAGCACCTCGGCTTCCGCGTTTTTTGCCGCAAACTCATCGTCAATGGCGGCGCTGTCAAAAAGCTCGGCAAGTGCCAACCGGCACTCACTGATAACCTCATCGGTAATGTCCTGCATACCGTTCCACGCCTGAATGAAGCGCTCCTTTATTTCATCCTCGGTAAAATGTGGTGTGGCACATTTCTCGCCCTTTTTGAACTTGCTGTTGCATTGCCATATCACGCGGCGGTACTTGTCCGTTGAATGCCAGACCTTCGAGCCAAAGAAGCCGCCGCAATCGCCACAAACCAGCTTCGCCGAAAAGCAGCTCTTACAATTATAGCTGCGCCCTAATGCCTTACGCCGTGCGAACTCCGCCTGTACCATATCGAAGTCCTCGGCGTCAATGATTCCATCGTGACTGTCTGTAACATAGAACTGTGGCACCTCGCCCTCATTCGGCTTCATCTTCTTTGTCAGAAAATCCGTCGTGAAGGTCTTTTGAAGAAGCGCGTCGCCCTTGTACTTCTCGTTGGTGAGAATGCTTTCGACCACATTGCATTGCCAGCGTTCCTTGCCGCCGGGCGTCGGAATGCCCTGTGCCGTGAGATGCTTGGCAATCCCGGTGGGTGTTTTTCCCTGCAGGAACATCGCGTAAATCAACTGCACAATTTTCGCTTCCTCCGGCACAATCTGCGGCGTACCGTCCGCGCCCTTCTCGTATCCGAGAAACTGACCGTATGACATGGACACCTTACCGTCGGCGATACGCTTGCGCCATCCCCATGTGACGTTCTCTGAAATGCTCCGGCTTTCCTCCTGCGCCAGAGAGGACATTATCGTGATGAGCAGCTCGCCCTTGGCGTCGAAAGTCCAAATATTTTCCTTTTCGAAGTAAATTTCAATGTTCGCCGCCTTGAGCTTTCGCACGGCGGTAAGGCTGTCGACAGTGTTTCGTGCGAAACGGCTGACCGATTTTGTGATTATCAGGTCGATTTTACCGTCCAGCGCATCCTTAATCATCTGGTTGAAGCCGTCGCGCTTCTTCGTATTGGTCGCTGAAATTCCCTCGTCCGTATATACAAATACGAAGTCCCAATCTGGGCGCTCCTTGATGTATTTGGTGTAGTAGTCCACCTGCGCCTCGTAGCTTGATTGCTGTTCTTCCTTTTCCGTGGAAACGCGGGCATAACCCGCAACCCTGCGCCGCTTGGGCACGGATACGGCAAGATTGGAAAAGCGCGATGTGACCGTCGCCGGTATCATTGTGATTGTTCTTGCCATCAGCCATTCCTCCTTGTCGCTTTTTCTCTTGCCTTTTGTCGCTTATCCTCCGTCCAGCTTTCACGCCGTGAACGGTCTTGCCACCGAGTCGTCGCTGCCGTGCCGTCCTTGAAATGAAACTCAAGCTGATTGTTCTGCTGCGCCGTGATAAGTGCTATTCGCTCTGAAAAAACGGCGGCATCAAAACCGTCCGTTCCGAGCATCGCGGCGCACTCTGCTTTAAGCGTCTCTTCGGGGATCTGCTTTGAAGCGCAGTGTTTTTTGCCCTTGGTATTGAATGTGGCGCAAATCCAAACAAAGCCGGTCGGCGTTGTCTTCCTCCGATAATTCTTGCCGCAAATACCGCAGCGTATTTTTCCTGTGAACGCGGTTTCCGAGCCGGGCTTCACGATCACAGCTGTTGCCCTGCGTGAAAGCTCTTCTTGTACAGCCTCAAATGTAGCCCTGTCAATAATCGGCTCGTGCGCCTCCTGTACGAAATACTGTGGCAATTCGCCACGGTTTATTTTTGTTTGCTTTGATAAATGGTCGGTGCGGAAGGTCTTTTGCAGCAGTAAATCTCCGGCGTACTTCTCATTGCGGAGCATTTTGCTGATGGTGGCTTGACACCACGATTTGTTCATTCGCGTGGGTATTCCCATTTCGTTAAGCCTGTTGGCTATGGCCTGTTTTCCGTAGCCCTCAAGAAAAAGCGAGAATACGAGGCATACCGTCTTCGCTTCCTCCGGCACGATCTGGAATACTCCGTCTTTTACCCGATAACCGAGCATCGTGCAGTCCCACGGCTTGCCTTCTTCAAAATTCTTGCGTACCCGCCACTTCTGGTTTTCGGAAACCGATAGGCTTTCCTCCTGCGCATAGGATGCAAGAATTGTCAGCATCAGTTCGCCATCGGCGCTTATGCTGTGAATGTTCTGCTCTTCGAAAAACACATCAATGCCAAGCGTTTTTAATTCTCGAACCGTAGATAGCAGTGTGACCGTGTTCCGGGCGAAACGCGATATAGACTTTGTGATGACCATATCGATTTTCCCAGCGCGACAATCCGCCAGCAGGCGTTGAAAGCTCTCACGGCTGTCCTTTGTGCCGGTTTTCGCTTCATCCGCATATACGCCGACGTACTCCCAGCCGCAGTGCTTTTGAATCCGGTCGCTGTAATAGCTGACCTGTGATGCCAGCGACTGAAGCATTGCGTCCTTGCCTGACGAAACGCGGGCGTATGCCGCCACGCGCTTTCCCTCAAAGGGAACTCGCGGCGCAAACTCTATCTGTGTAATTCGGCTGTTTGCCATTGATACTCCACCTCCTTTCAGGGGGTACATATTCGCTCTAAAGGACGACAAAGTCAAGGCAATTCGCGCCATATACTGCACAAAGATACGCGATATTTGACCGCGAGATTTTCCTCAAGCTTGGCATAATCACGGATGGTAATATGCCCTTCGGACAGCCATCTCCTCAACACAGCGACGACGGCTTTGTATTTCATCAGCTCTGTTTTTCTGTCCTGCGTCATATGGCAGCCTCCGCTCTTTTCGTGCGGTGCTGTGCCGAACACGCATGACAGCAAAACTTGCTGTTCGGTCTGCCGTAGACCGTGTATGCTTTCCCACAGTGAGTGCATATCCTGCTGTAATACGCCTTTCGGTTCTCGGCGTTCGGATGCATTTTCCACCATGCGTTACGGCATTTATCAGAGCAGAATTTTTTCGGCTTGCTCCCGGGCTTAGTCACAAGCGCCTGTCCGCATTGCTTGCAGCGAGAAGCGTCATCAATGACAGATGATTTTTCAGCCGCCAAGGCTAAACCCTGTCTGCGGCAATAGCTCTTCACTGTGTTTATCGAGAGTCCGACCGTTTCGGCGATTGATACATACTTACAACCCGCAGATCGCAGGTGAAGTATGGTTGATTTCTGTTCGTTGGTCATCAAAACCACCTCCTCGCCATACGGAGAAAATGGAGCAATTTTGGGGAGGTGTTTCGACATAAAAATACTGCCCAGCAGAGAAAAATCTCCGCTGGGCAATAACTGTAGGTCAACAACTTGACCTGTGGTATATGGACTTGTAAGCTAAAGCGGTGTATCCTTTACTCGCTGTATTTGATAAAAACGTCCGTGAAGCCAGCAGCCTTGACCTTTTTGAGCATGGCATCGGCGTTTGCCTTGACCGAGAACGCGCCGAGCTGGACGCGGTAATACTTCTTCGGTGTGGTCGGCGTTTCCGGCGAAGCCGCATCAAGCAGCTTCTTCACATCGGCGCGGAAGGTGTCCATGCTCTTGCCGTGCTTCGGGAACCAGTGCATCACATCGCCGTGATTGCTGGCAATGCCGAGCTTGTGACCCTCCGAGTGGCAGATGAGCGTCGGCGACTCCGGCTTGATGCCGTACTGCTTGCAGAGGTAGGCGCACAGCTCGACCGCTTCCTTGTAAACGGCAGAAAAATATGCGGGGTCGGAAAGTCCGTCCTCGCATATCTCAAAACCGATATGTGTATCGTTCGCTGCACCTCCGGCATGCCAGCCCCGATAATTCCACGGTAGGGTTTGATAGGTGGCGATGCTTCCGACAGCCAGCTTGCCGATGAAGCCGTGGACGCAGACCTGTCTGCCATCGGGCTTGTCCTGATTCCAGTGGTTGTTGTATTGGTTCTTTCCCAGAAGTCCGTCATCAGGACCGATATAGCGTTTCAGATAGGGATTGTTCGCCCCGGTAGAATGTACCATGATACCTTTCGGTGTGATGGTTTTACCCGCTTTGTAGCAGGCATTGTTGGTCAGAATGAGTTTATGCAGGTTCATTTATTTATCCTCCGATCTGCTGTGAAGCTGTACTAAAATCTCTTTTAGTTTCGCCGGGATGGGCAGTCCGAGATGTCCGGCATTTTCAAGCATCGACACACCCTCATTGGATAGATAGAAGAAGATGACCGCAGTACGCAACACCCCGGCCTGCCCCAGTACTTGGACGTCAATAATGTTTCCGATACCAACCATCATAAAAATGAGCACCTTTTTAGAGATCCCCTTGAAGCCGACCTCGCTGGATAACCTATGGTCTACTATGGCGCACATCACACCAGTGATGTAGTCGATCACCACGAATGCTATGAGCGCATAGAGAAAGCCGTCTGCTCCTCCGAGAAACCAACCGAGCCAGCCGCCGATAGCGGCGATCATAAGTTGAATCCATGTCCAGATTTCTTTCATGTTGTTTTTCCTCCTAATAAATAGTCACACCATTCAGATTTGGTTTTTCAGATGCTTTTCCGATCAAATCTGAAAGTCGTGCTTTGCCTTTCCGTCCGCCGCTGTCCACGGTGAACGCTGTATAAAAACCACCCCTGCCGAAGTTGTGCGTCACATCAGTGACCGTACCGATGGTTTCCGTCTTTGCACCACTGACGATGCGCACTTCATCGCCAATGGTGAGCTGGGGTGTGAAGATACCGACGAAGCTTTCCTGTCTGCCGGATATTGCGATAGCCTGGGCAAGTTCCTCGGCCATAGCCGTTATTTCGGCGAGAGTCGCACCATCAGCGGCTGTTACGTAGGTCGTTCGATGTGAAGGCTGAACCCACCACTTGTTCCTGGGAACCGTTGCATAAACCGTGTTCTCCGGATCTGCACAGGTGACACATACCTTGCTTACTGCTTCTGAATCGTCATACTCCACACTGTAGCTCCAGCAGGTCTTTTCACGTTCGAAAGTATACACAGCGGGCTGGTCGAAACGGGCATCGGTGACTGCAGCAACACCGATGACGCCGTTTGCCGTTTCATCGACTTTCCAGCCGTCAAGCAGAGAGATTACCCGCTTGATCCCATCCAGTATACTGACATCCGGTTCGAAGCGCAGTTTCCATGTCTTTGAGCTCTCACCGACAAAAAAGTTCTCCACCTCGGCGAGGCGAAGAATCTCCTGCAGGTTCTGCTGAAGCGTTGTTTCTTCAAAGGTGTTGTCTTCGTTGAAGGTCTGTTCCTTCAGAAGCTTTCCGATTGCATTTCTGGCAGATACCGAAACCTTTTCATCCGGATACGATACCGAAGCACGGTCGATATAAAAGATGCCGAGTGGAATTTCTCCGCTGCTGCCAAGGGAAAAGTACAGTTCCATCTTTGTGCCCGGTGTCACGAAAGCCCGGTAGCGATTGAGAAGCGCGCCTTTAATATTGAGCAAGGTGCAGGACAACTGTGAGACCTCGCTGCCGATGCTGAATCTAACCGAGCCATCGATAAAGGAATTCGTGATATCGGCCGGCAGCATATACATTACAAATCGATGGTCTCCTTCGGCACTCCAGAAGCCGTATGCCCCGTAATGAGCCACTTTCTTTATGCTTGGACATGACACCGATTCATCTGGTGATATCCTCCCGGTTTCGGTATAGGACAGGTTATCGTATAAGCCGAGAACCGGGTCTGCTGTGCTGCCTGCCATAGTGCCGTCAGAGGTGAGGTATATGAAACGGAGCAGGTTGTCCGAGGTATGAATCACCTGCGGGAACAAGCCTGCTCCGGAATCAAGAGTATATTCAAATGTCAATGTCATGGCATCACCCCCGCTGCAGCTGAACCGAGTAGGTGAAGCGCAGAAGATTGTTAGAGGTCTTGAACGGGTACTCAAGCGCAAAACTGGCCGTAATCGCTGCCCCTGCCGGAGGCGGTGCTGTGAACTTTAATCCCGGCACGGTTTTACCTAAAAAGAAGGTTGAGCCATAACTTTGACCGTCCCTTGTCGGTAAGTTCTGGTAGTACAGATTGTAAGTCCAGTTGTAGCTGATACTACCGGATACGGTTGCTGTTTCCACCTGCTTTGTTCCCACATTGCCTGCGGCATCAACTGTCGATGTCGGGATAGCAGTCAGCCCGGTGCAGGTACCGTTTGCAATGCTGATGTTCATGGTGGGATCATTATCCGCAGCAACTTTAGCGGTCAGACGCACATATCTTCCGTTATCCGGACTGATTGTAAAAAAGTCGGTTATATCTGAGTTTTGTGCGAGAGCTGCATTTACCTTTGACGCCACAGTTGCAGCCGAATCACCGCTTGAAACAGGCACTGAAAGTGTAATTGGGGAATTAGCCATCCCGGCGGCCGTTACAACAACGGCTGCATTTCCCGCAGTTCCAATTGTTCCGGTCACGTAGATGTTTTCCTGCTGCTTAACCGGGGCAACACCGGCTGTTGTATTGGTCGAGGTCGAAACGGTGGTCAGTCCCGCGCAAGTTCCGTTTGAAATTGCAATATTAAGGTTTGAAACATTTGCTGCCGGTGCTTTGGCGGTTAAGATCACATCCGCACCTGAAACAGATACATCATACACTGCGGTAATATTCGCATTGTTTTCAATGGCTGTTTTTATCTTGTCCGCTACAATGCTCGCCGTATCCGATGAGGCCACCGGTATCGAGAGAGTGATTGGAGAACCTGTTATGCTGCTTGATGTTATGACTACGGTGGCATTGCCTTCGCCGCTAAGGAACACTCTCCAATACCTCGCTGATATTTCTGTAAATTTCCATACCTGTCCTGTCCTTGAGAGCCCGGAGACATCCGTCCAATCAACGCCATTGCTTGAATATTGGATCTTAAGGGTATCGAGCCTTGCAGACGGAACCGTCAGGATATCAATCTTCAGTGTGTTGCAGGACTTCTCGGTTCCAAAGTCAATTATAATTGGATTTACATCGTTTACTGTGCAGGAAGAGGGATATACGGATCTGTCATAGCAGTTCCACCAGGCAAGCGGATCGCGGTAGTCATAGCTGCTGCTTGGTGTTTTTGACGCAAGGTCACCGAAAGTCACTCCGGCATCCCTGCAAGTCAAAGCTGCCGTATGATAGTTTTCATACCAGTCGCCGCAGTTGTTTTCATAGTCCACTACAAAATCCGTTCCTTCGGTCAGTTCCTCGCCGTCTAAGTAGACCCTCGCCGTACCTGCCTGTATCAGCGGCGCTTTGATGTTAAATTCTTGTGTTTCCCCATCGCCTTCGCCGATAATTATTTGATTTACCTGGTATGGAGGAAAAACCTCGTGGTTGGGGAAGGTAAATGCTCCGACCCCGGCTACACCGAGGTGTTTGACCAGACGATTGTTGCACTCGCTGTCAAGGAATGTGATGACGGGCAGGTCATACTGATAGGTCGTGGTATTTCCTGTGCCGTTGCTGAAGATGTAGCTTTTACTGCCGTGATATTTCGTGCTCAAATCTGATGAGTACTCAAGCGGGAAACGTGAAAAGCGTACATACCCATCCGTGCTGCCGGTGAGCAGCCATCTGACCAGATAGTTGTTATCCGGTTTGGGATAGATCCCGTTTGTGCCAAAGCCGGAAGGAGTATAGGTAGCATAAAAGGTAGCCGTAATATACACCACATCCGTATCAGTTTTAGCAATTGCAATCTGGTTTCCTTCGGAATCCTGCAGCATAGCATGGGACATGATGTAGTATGAGTCTGACCATGTTCCGCTGTAAACACCTTCGAGCGCCACCTCGGTAATGGTGGAGCCATTACATTCCGTCGCTTCCAGTTTGATTTGCTTTGTAATATGCGAGGTCGGATATTCATAAACTGTTTCCAACGTTGTCACGGCTTTGCGTGTTAAATGCGAGAAAAGAGCTGTATCCGTAACGGCGGGTGTCCCGGTTCCGGTACCAATAGCAATATACCGAAATAAATCTGACGTTTTACTTAGAGGAGAACCAGTTAACCTGCTGTTGAAATAGTAGTTTGTAATGACGTTGAAACCGACTGCTGTCTGCTTAATTATTCCGTTTTCGGCATCGACCACTTTGACATCAAATCGGTTGTGAAGGACTGCTCGTTCTTGTATCTTCATTTTGAAAACCTCCTAAATCGGTAATGTTGAAACAGGCTGCAGACTTACAGACGAAGCCACAACCGCAATGACAGCCGTATGCGCAGGCTGGAAACACTCGGTAAAAACAGCCCCGTCAATCCAAACTCCCGCCGAAATCGTGGATATGGCTGCAGTCTCGTTTTCATAAGTGAAGTAGTCCATAGTTTCTGCGGCGGCTACAGCGCTCAGAGCGGGCAGAAACCATCTTTGCAAACCGAGCTTGTAATACCAGAGAGAACGGTATTCCGGCATTGTAATGGTTACTGCTACCGTCCTGCGGATATCGGAGCTCGTATATAGAACAAGCGCCTGCTCCTCGCTGTTATAGGAAGCGGAGGCAACTGTCACCCCGGAAACGGAGAGGGTGCATTTCACCGGGAATCCCGCATCGATACTTCCGTTCAAAGGCTTTGTGAGATGGATTTTAAAGCCATAGCATACAAAGCCCGTCTCACGGTTCAGTTTTTCCACCGAGGACACGGAAATTTCTTCGGTGTCCGGCGCATCCAGGAGAACATAAGGATAAGCGGCATTCCCTGATGCGTACTCCTTGCTCAGCGTATCAAGCTCGGTCATATCGGAAATCCACATCCGCACATTTGAAGTGTTAACATGGACTGTTTCCGGACGGACACTCATCCCGGCATAATTCCGATGCGTCAGTGCCAGAAGCATCCGTCCGCTGTTCTGCGCAAGAAATCCGATACGAAAATCGTTTGTGCGGATGACCGACAGGGTCGTGTTGCCCGTACCAAGCGCAGACACTTCATGTTCCGCTTCCCATACATAGCTTCCGTTGTCCTGACAGCAGAGCGCCCGGTAATATACTGATCCGTTTTTGAGATATCCAATAATCAAGCCCTGGTCGAGGTCCGGTTCAACGCTGGACTGCCAGCCTTTGCAGGCGGATATTTGGGAAACATCTGTGGCAAGCAGAGTGGCATTATCATTATTACGCCAGACCTGAACATAAAGATTGCCGTTCCGCACATAAAAAACATAAGGGTATTCCTCGGTTTGAAGGTAATACCATTCCTTTTCGGCGTTCATTTTCCACACGCCGTTAAATTCAATCGCCACATCGGTTGCAGTACCGAGCGTCCACTGGTACTCCCACGGATACTCCAAGCCAGCCGGGAACTTCCTTTTATATATCTTTGCGATACCGTCGTCCAAACAGATCGCATATGCAAGAGATAAATCGGATTCACCGGCGGTCTGGCGCACAGCCACATCGCCGAACGCGGGAGCAATATCCTCGTGAATCGGCTCAGAGAGCAGCGAGTTTATGGAGGTCTGCGTGGCTACCACACGGAGATTTGCCATGCTGTCAATGTTTTCCACTTTGAAGCGGTTAGCAAGTTTTTCTTTCAGCGCCGTTGGTATGCTTCTCATGGGTCACTCACCTCGCTTACCGCCGCAAGGGTGGCTGTGACCTTATACCAGCCAGCCGCCTGATAATCAAACTCTCCGAGTTCAATGATTCTTCCGTTGAAAACACCCTGTTTTACCGAGCATTCAAGCATCGGAACGCTATCCTCGGCTTCCATCAGCGCAGCTTTTCCGGCTTCATTCACATAGAGAGTCAGCTCATAATGCACTGTCGGCGAACCGAAACGGGTAAGATATTCCGTCCCGTCAAGGGCGATCTGCACTGTGCGGATGACTTCCTGCGTTTTTCGAAGGCTCACATAGCGCGTGATGATTTCATTGGTTTCTGTATTTTTCAAATAACTCATACGCGCACCTCCTGTCTGAGCCTGTCGACGATGATGTCTATTACTGAGGTCATTTCACCGGTGGAATTAACACCTTCCACCCGAATCACACCTGTATGCTCAACGGTTTTCCTCACATCAAGCGAGGTGTCGTTCATTATTTTATGAATCCCAGTTTTCATATCAAGGTCAAAATCGGTGGGGATCGCACCGGCTATATCTTTTTCAACACCCCTCATGGCATCTGTAAAACCCATACCGATGCCGAGGCCCATGTTTTCACCGATACCGGCAAATACAGTTGAGGGCGAGTGAATGCCCAGCAGGCTTTTGGCACCGTCTACAATACCGGAGAAAAACCCGGAGACTTTGTCCGCTATCCAGGAACCGAGAGATTTGATACCTTCCCATAGTCCTGTTACGATGTTTTTGCCGATTTCAAACACAGCCCCGACTGCCTTGCCGAGGCCGGTCACGATAGCCGCGACGATTTCCGGCAGTCTCGCCACAAGCTGCGGTATGGCTTTAATCAGTCCGAACGCAAGCTGTATGGTAAGTTCAATGCCCATCTCAATGATGAGGGGCAAGTTGTTGGTAATAAAGTCAATGATAGTCATGATGATTTCGGGCAGGGCGTCAATCAGTTCCGGCAGCGCGTTCAGCAACCCTTCCGCAAGCCCTTGTATAATGGCAAAGGCAGCTTCAAGGATCTGATCCATGCTGTCCAAAAGACCCTGAACGATGGTGATAATCGCCTCAACTGCCGCAGGAATCAATTCCGGCAAAGCGGAACCAAGTCCCATCACAAGGGCGGTAATCAGCTGCACAGCCGCATCAATGAGCAAGGGCAGATTATCAATCAAAGCGCCTACGATAGTGAGCACTGCATCAACGGCAGCGGGGATGAGCTCAGGCAAAAGACTGAGCAGTGTTTCAAGCACCTGCGTAAACAGGTCGACTACCGTGGAGAGAAGCGTCGGAAGCAAATCCCCGATTGCCCTAAGTATACCGTCGAGGGCAGGCGGCAGAGCCTTAACGATATTCTCAATGACAGGCACCACGTTATCCACCACATGACCGAATGCCTCGACAACATTACCGATCAACATTTCAATGTCAGCATCAGCGTTTCCGAGTCCGGCCATCAGATTGTCGATAGCCGACTGCATACCGGCCATAGAACCGCTTATGGTTTCAGTGGCTTCCTTTGCCGTCGTCCCGGTGATGCCCATTTCTGTTTGAATTACATGAATTGCTTCAGTCAGATCCGAGAAGGATGACAGGTCATATTTGATTCCGGAGATTTTCTCGGCATCGGCGAGAAGACGCTCCATCTCAGACTTGGTGCCGCCATAGCCAAGCTTCAGATTGTCGAGCATCGTATAGTTTTGCTTGGCAAAACCCTGGTAGGCCGTTTGAATGGCGGACAGATCCGTACCCATTTTGTTGGCATTGTCCGCCATATCTGTGATGGCCATATCAGCAACTTCAGCAGCTTTTGCTGTGTCGCCGCCGAGTGATTGGATCAGGCTTGCGGAGAAACCCGTGACCGTTTCCATATACTCGTTTGCCGACAAACCAGCCGTTTTAAAGGCATTCGCGGCATAGTTCTGCACTGTCTGTGACGCATCACCAAAGAGGGTGTCTACACCGCCGACCAGCTGCTCAAAGTCAGCGTATGCCGAAATGACTTCTTTGCCGAGTTTAACTGCGGCTGCTCCAGCGGCAAGAGCGACAGCGCCCATTGCCGCACCGACACCTTTTAATACGCTGCCCAGCTTTTCAAACTTACCGCCGGAACTTTCAGCTTCATCTCCAGACTCTTTCAGTTCGTCGCCAAGGTCGTCAGCGGCATCTGCCGAATTGTCCAGTTCGCGCTCCATACCATTAAGTTCGGCTTTGGCATTGTTTAGCTGTATAGCCCAGTTCTGAGTACGGCGGTCATTTTCGCCGAAGCTGTCGGCGGCATTTTTCAAGGCGGATTCGAGGGTGGCGATTTTGTCTTTCTGAGCATCGATTGCCTTGTTCAGAACCTCATTCCGTGCCGCAACCGCCGCTACAGACTTATCCTGCTTGTCAAATTCGGAGGAGACGAGCTTCATCTCACTGCCGAGAACCTTGAAAGTCTGGTTGATATCAGAGAGCGCTTTTTTGAACTCCTTTTCACCCTCGACTCCTATTTTCAAGCCGAAGTTATCTGCCATGTCTCACCACCTCCTTAGATACCGCCCGGTATGATTTCATCGATGTAATACTCGCGTTTCGGCTTCGACAAACCGTTAAACTGTTTATATATCTCCCACTGGTCGAGCAGATGGCCGATAGGCATCAGCCAGACATCCTGCTCGGTGCGTTGGAGCAGAGACACACCGTAAAAAATCAGTCGGGCAAACGATTCTTCATCGCTTACCCGACCTTCGCGTTTTTTGAGGTGTTACCTCCAGAGGGTTCTTCCTCGCTTTCAATATGGCGTTTGGTTCCTTTATACATGGCATCCATGATGGCATTCTTGTATTCACCCAACTCAAGCGGAGAAGTGAGCAGCTCCACAGCCTCCTCGGTCAGCAGTTCCTGTTTTTCGGCAGGGTTCTGAAGGTTGTGAATCAGTACTGACTGATTGGCAAGCAGTGTGATGAGCCAAACGATCTCATCGAGAGCCATCTCGAAGTTTTCTGATTTCATGAGCTTTTCGCCAAGATTGGAAAGTCCGCCGTATCTCCTGGCGATCTCTTTTGTAGCCTTGGTAGTGAGGAGCATATCATACTCTTTACCGCCAATGTTGATCATCGCACTTCTGTCATCAGCCATTAATCAACACCTCCAACAGCAGGAGTAAAGACCGGTTCATAGACAGATGTGTACCAGCCGGTAATTACGGAAGCAGGGACGCTCGTATCATCCTCATTGACCTCGGCTTTCCACGGATGCTTCCCGTTTCCGTCAGTCTTATTACGGCGGAACACCGAACCCTCAATGGTCGGTGTAGAAAAGGTGATGCTGTCGCCCTTGGTGGCCAGGTTTGTCGCCGGAATGCCGAATTTCACCCTGTAGAGCCAGAAGTATCGATAATTTCCGTTTGCCTTTTTCGCACGGAATCCTACGGCAACAGGAGCGCCGCCATCCTCACTTCCGGATATAACGACGTGATTGTCGTCAAGTTTTGCACCCGTCAGATCCTCAGCAGCTGTCACTCCGATATCATCAATTCCGAGGGAGAGCTTACCGCTCTTGAATTCCTTCACAACCTCAGCGGGTCCATCGTCAGCATAAAGCGTTGCTTCAGCAAGCTCGACGGACAGATCCGCTTTCATTGCTTTTGCAAGAGGGATGGGAGTACCGTAAGTTTCGGTACCGTCTGCAGCCTCTGTGATTTTTGCGTAATAGAGCTTATCAAGCCCGATAGTAGCCATTTGTTATTCCTCCAGTTCGTATTCTTTCGCCACATCGATGGCGTAGTGGTGATAGCCGGTGTCATCCTCGTGTCCGATATACCGGCGGTCGGTAATAACAAAATCAGTCTGGAGGAGCATCCTCACAAGCTGATTCTTTCTTTGTAAATAGTTGTTTTTACTGAACAGCGAGATTCTGACTTCGCTTACATCCGCCAGCGGCTTATTATCGCCGTAAACGGCAAATGTGTCAGTAAGCGGGGTCAGTACCAGGTATTCATCAGGAGGTACTCCGCTGAAGACGCCTGTTTCGACAGGGATATTTGCGGCTTCAAACAGTGTGTTCAGTTCAGATAATATGCTCATAGCTTCTCAATCTCACTTTCCAGCTTATTGGTCATAGCCTCGATGCAAGCACCTTTGGATCTGCTTTTGACAGGTTTCAGAAAAGGCTTCGGAGGCTGGCCATGCTTTCCGTATTCGAGGATGTTGGCGAGTTTGGCATTGCTGCCGCCGTCAGAGCGCGGCTCTGCAAAGCCTATTTTCACATTGAAATTGCCGTCCCTGTCCTGCTTTGCCGGCGACACGCCAAGCGCCAACTCAAGCTCTCCGGTGGAGCGGCTTTCAACCTTCGTGTTTTTGCCGACCACAGAGGACAGATTGCTTTTCACCTTGTCATATACGACTTCGGCACCGGCTTCCAGAACCTTCGGTATGATATCATCGGTTTTTTCAGCCAGCCTTGATACCTTCAGCAGGAAATCCTCCGGCATCTTGAAATCGACCTTAGCCATCAGCGCTCACCGCCAATACTTCAAGATACATACCTCGGCTCTTAACGTTTTCAACCGAGTATATGTTGTAGCGCTTACCTTCGCAGACAATAACATGGCGGGTGTTAAGTTCAAGGCCGGGAATGGTGCGCAGGCGGAACAAGGCATTCACCTCATCTGACTGCGCCATATTGCGCCATTTTTCCGTAGAGTTCTTCTGCTCAAAATATGCCCTGACCGAAGCAAGAACTGTGTCCCCGTGATTTACGAAGCCATCGGCGTCCTTGACCGGTTCAGCCGATACGATGTCAATGAAGGAGTTCATTTTTCCAAAACTCATGCTCACACCTTCCAATCCCGGTCAAGTTTAAGAAGAAGGTTGACCGTATTCCATACCTGCTGTCCAGCCTGCACATTGTCGGCAAAAAAGCCACCGGTGCTGCCGTCCCGGCTCTCATAAAAATGGGACGACAGCATAATGACAGCCTGCTCTGTGGTAGGCGGCATAGGATGGTCCTTGTAGAATTTCTCCGGAAAGTGCTGATAGCTTTCGGCATAGGATACGGCGGCGGTGATGTACATCTGCAGGAGTTCATCGTCCGCCGTATGCTCAAGAATAAGATTTGCCTTTACTTTTTCAATCAGCGTCATACCGCCACCGTCCTTTCTTTATTCTTCAGATTCCGGTTCTGCGATGACAACAGTGAATGCGGCTTCGGGATAACCGGATGACCAGAGAGTGAACGACTTCGGCTGATTTACGATTTCGTCGCACTTCAGCCACATCACAACATCTCCGGCCTGCCCGCCGACAGCAGCAGCTTCATCTGCATCGGCTGAGGTCAGCTGACTACCGTTATACTTTACTGCCGTGATGGCAGGAAGTCCTGTGGTTATGAGGATGGCAACCCATTTGTGGGTTCCTTGTGCGGGGGTCGAGCTTTCATACGCAATTAGCCCGTCAACCGGAACAGTGACTGTAATGACATTGTCCTCGATAGTGATGGATTCGACTTTGTCTTGATTGGCTGTCATATCTTCGCTCAGAGCAGTGGTGACATTAGCAACTGAGACATTCCATGTATCGGGTTTCATCAGTCCTGTGTCCTTCAGTTTCAAAAGCAGCGCGTTGAGGTCGTCCTTGAGTCCGGCAACATTTGTAGCAGTACTTGCGGCTTGATTCGGTGCAGAAGGAAGCCCCGTTACCGAGGCTCCCTCCCTAATTTCAAGCGTTCCGCCGATTACGGTTTTCTCGCCGCCCTGTTCGGTGTAGTTTTTCGTGTTATAACTCATACCGCACCTCCGTTAAGCCTTCTGCTGGAGTACCTTGATAGCCTCCGGCAGAATGAGTTTGCCGTCAACACGCTGGGTGGCAACAAAGCCTACCTGACCGGTTGCAGCATAGAGCTCATTGAGTCTCTTAAACACACGTCCCTGGCGGTCGGCTACCCAGTAATAACTGAAATCGCCGAACACGATGCTCTTTGCGCCTGAGGCAATTGCGGGTACATATGCCGAGGTATACAGCGGACGGTTCAAAATGGTGTCAGGAGTGCCGGCCTGCAGAGAGGGCTGCCAGAGATACTGACCGATGCCGTCTTTCAGCTTGCGGATTGCCTTTACGGTGGCATCGTTCATTACGAACACAGCTTTGTTTCTATAAGGTGCTTTCAGCGAATAGAACAGGTCAAGCACCTCTTCAATAGTGATAGCCGCAGCGCCCGCTGTGGTCACACCGACTTGAGCACCGCCGGTTGCTGCGAGGATGCCGGTCGGTTTACCGGAGCCGTCACCTGTGAAAAAGGCTTCTTCTTCCTTGCTGCCGATACGCCTTGCGAACTCCCTCGAAATATAGGATTCAAGAGGAAATACACTGTCGTTCAGCAGTTCCTCGGAAACCTTGATCATTGTTCCAAGCTTGTAAGCGCCGATGGAAACCTGACCGAAACTGTCGTCACTGTCGAGGATAGCGCCTTCCTCATCAATCCAGGAGGCTGTACCCTTTGAAGCCACGACCGGAATCTTGCGGTCCCCGGAGGAAGTGGTAATGACCTTTGCCAGTCTGCGGAAAATGTTCTCCTCATCAAGAGCCTCTACAAGTGCGCGTTCGAACTCGTCCGGGACAAGGTATCCGCCTTCAGAATCGGTGCCGATCTGCAGAGCATTTTTCACGATAGGATCAAGACCCTCACCTGCGCGGGTACGCATGGCGTTCCAGAACGCTTTCCTGTACTCGTCGGAGGCTCTGCCGGTCCTGGCTTCCATACCGGGAACAGCAGGCTTGCCTGTGAGGGGTGTGTTCAGCGGCTTTGAAAGCTCACGGTCAAGAGCTTCCTGCTTTTCCAGACGGTCGATTTCCTTTCCGAGAGCGACCACGTCGGCTTCCATTTTCTCGTAGGTTGCGGTGTCTTCGGCGGAAACCAGGCCGTCAGTACCGCGCTTGGTATCGAGGAAAGCCTTTGCGGCTTCCCATGCCTTGGCGCGCTTTTCGCGCAGTTCAAGAATTTTGTTCATGATGTTACCTCCATAAAATTTAGTGAGAAATCAAAGAGAGCCGCTTTTCAAGCGACTCAACGGGTGTTCCTTTGTTCTGTTTGGGTATCTTGGGTTTGACCTTGTTAAGCAGCGAGTTTGTTACTGCTCTGCGGCTGAAAGCATAGGTGATGTCGTCCGGTTGAATCCGCTTTTTCTCATCCTCCAGAATGCCATCAGCAAAACCTAATTCAATAGCTTTGTTTGCGTTGAGCCAGGTTTCTGCGTCCATGAGGTGGGAGAGCTTGGCACGGGACTGTCCGGTTTTAATTTCGTAGGCATTGATGATGCTTTCCTTGACCTCGTCCAGCATAGCGATGGCTTTCTGCATTTCCTCGCTGTCACCGATTGCGATAGTCAGCGGGTTATGCACCATCATGAGCGCCGTCGGTGCCATCAATACCTCGGTTCCCGCCATTGCGATAACGCTTGCTGCCGAAGCCGCAATGCCGTCAATTTTTACGGTGACCTTGCCTTTGTAATCCATACGCTGACCGGCGCGGTGAATGCGGGCTTTACACTGCTCGAAATTGCTCATGCTGTAATCCAGCGAGTAAAACACCATCGTGCTTGCCGCCGTGAGCGTCAGCCCCAGACCGGCGGTTGCGATCTGCCCGACAAAAACGGGGACATCGGGGTCGTTCTGGAAACGGGCAACCTGCTCGTCGCGGTCTTTCACGCCGCCCTTGATAAGAGAATAATTGACGCGCTTCTTTTCGAGCATGGCGCAGATCGCGTCAAGCTCCGGCACGAAGCGGGCGATAACTACGAGCTTGCGGTTTTCCTCTATCGCCGAATCAATAATGTCCTCCAGCACATCGAGTTTTGCCGTGCTGACCTGTTCGGCGACGCTGCTCTCGTCGCTGCCGATGAAGCCGCCTGTGAGCTGTGACAGCCGCAGCAGCTTGGTGAGCACATTGGTAATGGTGACCTCGCCCTCGGATAGCTCGGCGTAGCTCTCCTGCACGAGACTTTGGTAGAGCTTCACCGCTCTCGGCTCCAGCTCGACCTTGCGGATGATGTCGGTCGTTTCCGGCAGGTCAAGGCAGTCCCTCTTTGTCGCCCGAAACGCGATGCTGTGCATACGGCGGGTCAACTCCGGGTCCATCGACTTTTTGAGCACCGGCGTGTGATTGCCGTAGCCGGTCATGTAAAAATAGGTGTTGCGGAAGCTGTAAAACGACTGTCCGAAGATGCGCGGGTCGAGGAACTTGTACTGGGAGAAGACGTCGATTGCCTTGTTCGTGACCGGCGTTCCCGTCAGCAGCAGCCGGTATTTTGCCGCTGCGCCCAGCCGGTGCATCGCCTTGGACGCCGAGATGTTGTGCGTCTTGATTTTGTGCCCCTCGTCGGCGATGATCAGGTCGGGATGCCATGCCGCGAGCTCCTTCTCCAAGCGCCACGCCGATTCATAATTGATGACAGCCACCTGCAGCGTGTCGCCGGTCATGTGCCGGAGCGCATCTGCTTTCTTTTCGCCGCTGCCCTTGAGCACGGCGAGGGTGTAATCAAAGGCGGCAAACTTGCCGAACTCCTCGTCCCAAACGCCGACGACCGAGAGCGGCGCAACGACCAGCGCTCTTTTGATGCGTCCGGCGTTGTACAGCGCACCGGCTGCGGCGATGGATACCAGCGTTTTCCCTGTGCTAACCCATTTCCATAAGGAGAGCCACACCCTGACTTCTGGAAATATTCATTTACATCACCTGCCTTTCTTCTTCCCGAAACCGTGTACTTTGCAATGCTCCGACTGCGACGGGAGCACCTCAAGGTTCGCGGGGTCGTTGTTGAGTTTGTTGCCGTCGATGTGGTGGACGACCTCGCCCTTTTTGAGCGGTCTGCCGAGTATGGCTTCGGCAATTCTGCGGTGCGCGTGTTTGCCGAGTAGCTTGGGATATGCCTTGCCCTCGCCGGTACCACGGAACTTGCGACTCCGCTTAACACGCGACTCCATTACGCCGCCGGGCTTGTTCATGGGGTTATCCGTGCGGTTGTACTCGGTCATGCGCTGCGAGTTCCATTTGTAAAAATGCTCCCGGCAGCAGAAGTTGTTTTCACGGATTTGGTTTTCCGACCGTTGGAATGCTTTCCCGCACAGGGCGCATTTCACCGTGACCTTCGTCATCGGAATCACCTCCCGTCGGAACCAGACCGAACAGCCCGCAAACAAAATTGAAAGCGGCGACCTGATGCGCGTAGGGCTTTGCCTTGATTGGCATTGGAAGCAGCGGAGCAGTGTCTTTTTTCATCGGAGCTCGTCACCTCCGGGCAGTTCCGTGATGGAAATGCTCTCCACGGTGTCGCCGGGAACGATGACCATTACCCGACGCTTTTCGCCGAACAGGTAACGGAGCAATCGTTCCCGAAGCGCTACGCGCTTGCATCTGACGACGCCGTCTTCGGTGGGCTTCTTTGAAACGCTGATCTTCAAATCGTGCTTCATTTTTCATCCGTCCTTTCCGAGGGACGGTTTTGTGTGTCCCTCGGCATACGGAGAAATGAGGGGTGTTTTGGGGAGGTACTCAGAACACTTTTTTGAATTTTTTCTTCGCGCTGTCGATAGACTCACGGACAGCACGATGATCTACGCCCTCGACTCGTGCGATTTCCCGCAAGGAAAGCCCGTCCGCCAGCATAAGCAAACGCCTTTGCTGTACCGCCGTCAGCGTTTTCATGGCGTGATAGATCTGCTTGTTTATTTCCGCTGTCTCCAGTTCCGTTTCGGGTGTGTGATTGTCCCCGTACTCCTTGCCCTCAAAGAGAATGGCATCTAGCGAATAACAGTGATACCGTTCCTTGCGACTAAGGTTGTCCTCCTCGCGCCGCGATGCGGTGATAAATTCCCCAAGCTCCTCATTGACCTCGACCTCGGATTTCGTGCCGTCTGCAAAGTGCCATTGAATTTTCATTAAAATGACCTCCGTTTTCGTTGTCTCGAAACGGAGGTCTGCAGCAGCTGGCTGAAAAATGGCAATAAGATACCATACCGCAGTCCTTCACAGATTGCTCCGTTTCGGAATGCAGCTTCCTGCTCAATAGTCAGCTGAGTGTATTAAGTTCTACCGTCGCATAGCGTTGAGCCGTTCCAGATCAGGGAACGCACCATTTGATGGTGGGCTATGGAATGAATGCGCAAGGAAATATTTAATCCTTTTTTCAAACATAATATTTGACTTTTGGACAAAAGTGTGATATACTATATTTGGGGTTTCCTCAGGAGCGCCTTCCGTTCCTAACCTGCTCTCATTATATAAAATGGGGCTTCGAAATCTGGGGATGGTTTGGTGCACCATAGTGCACCGTGGTGCAAATCTCAGTAAAGGAGTGTCGAGCCGACGTGGAATTCAAAACACTTTTCCCAATTATGAAAAAGCATTTAGCCGACGGTGATGATGTGCCGTATTTTTTCCGCGAATTAATGGCAAAGATTACGACTGTATCTGAGGCTGACTGGGCAAAGGGTAAAGACCCTTCCGCAAAACTCAGCGATAACACCATTCGCAGCTATGTAAAACGAGGTTTATCCAAGAATTTAGCGGGAAATATCGTGTATCATCTAACACCTAAAATACTTACACGGAGCATAAGCAAGCGAAGCCCCGCTTCAAGGGCTTTATTTGCAGAGGATTTAGTCGGTTATGAACCGACCATAAATGCAGATAATGTTGCAGAAAAAGTCACCGAATGGCTGGAACAAATTATTCAGGAGTCTGCTGGGCTGATTCCGCAGGATGAACTCCAGAAACAGCAGCAACAGATTCTTGCATCCGATTTGAAGAAAAAGTACGGCGATTATTTACTTGCAGAAACAGATGGGTGCTGTCCATTCCCGGGGTGCGGGAGGCAGCTAACTATTTCAAAAAACGGAAAAGCCATTCATACATTTGAAGTTAGCTTGATAGATAAATCTAAAGCGACTACGCCCGAAAACCTCATGGCAATGTGCCCGCAGTGCTATGCCACATATCTCCTTGATGACAGCAAGAAGTTGATGGCTGAACTAAAGGAAATAAAAACGGTGTTGTCTACGCATAAACAAAGCATCCGTCTTCTTGATGACCTGCCTTTGGAAAAGGGCATTGTCGGCGTAATCAAAAGAATACGGAAACTCGGGGAAAAGGAATTGTCTGATGCTTCCTTTGAACCAAAGGAAGTCAAGCAGAAACTTAGCCCGTCTCAGGACATGGTGCTTTACAATGCGGTAACCAACTACGTCACCACATACTTCATACGCATAAAAGAAATAATGATAAATCTGGATAAAAGCGGCGAAATTGACTACGATGAAATCCAAGACCAGATTCACGCATTGTATAAGAAACTAAAAAAGGCAAACAAACCGCATCTCGAAATCTTCAATGAAATCGCAGATAAAATACATCGTGTTACGCTACAGGACGCAATTTTCTGCCAGATTGTGGTTTCGTACTTCGTGCAGAGCTGTGAGGTGTTCGATGCAATTACCGAATAAGCTGTATTCATATAAAAACAGCACCTTGGCGATGATTCCAACGGTGCTCAAAGAGGTACAAGATAATCCAATCGCAGTGAAAGACCTTTATCTTCGGATAAAGCCTTCGCTTTCCGACGCAACGGATTTTTTGTCGGTTATGGACTGCCTATATGCGCTTAACGCAATAGACATCAATGAGAAAGGAGAGGTATATTCATGCTTATAG